GGCAACTCAACCGCCGCGACCGATACCGCCATTCCATTTGTCTACCGGCTTTCAGGCGTGCCTGGAACTGACGATAACTGGGGCGACTCAACAGCCGCCACAGCTTCCGGCGCTTCCGTCACCGCTCTGCAAGACAACATGGCGATGATTATTGACGTTGACCCAGCTTCCATTCCAGCGCTGGACTCTGACGCAATCGCTGTGCGCTTGTGCCTTGATGCTGGCGACCAAATCGACAACTACGCGACTTCGGTCACGGCGTTGATTGAGGATCGTTACCCGCAGAACGAACACATCAGCGCGTCCACTTAAGTTTGACTGACGGGGGGCGGGCTTCAAAACCCGCTCCCCAACTCTGGAGGTATTTATGGCGGATTATGCGACTATAGCGGAACTAAAGGCGGATGTACCGGATTCGCCGTTATTCGACCCCGCCGATGAAAGCTACGACGTTGTGCTGGGCAAGATGATAACCGCCGCGTCCCGGCTGATTGATAAGTACGTGGGCGGGTTCGAGAATTGCTTTTATCCCAGCACCGACACGGAAACACGCTACTACGACGGCAACGGCGAAGACCAGATTTGGATTGACCCGCTGCTTTCGTTGACTTCGCTTGCCGTGAGTGAATCCGGCGGACGGGCGGCAAGCGATTACACCACCTGGACGCTCAATACTGATTTTTATACCTACCCCTACCATACCACCCCTTACGAAAAGCTGATTGTGGATAACGACGCTGGAAGCAAGGGCACGTTCGGCACGACCCGCAAGGGCGTGAAAATCGTTGGCGTTTGGGGCTACTCCTCAACCCCGCCGGCGGATGTCAAGCAAGCGTGCAAGATACAGGCGATGCGCTGGTTCATGCGCGCGAAGCAAGGGTATCAGGACGCGGGCGTGAACGCCTCTTTGGGCGAGATGATTTACGCGCAAGAGTTGGACCCGGATGTCAAGATGCTGCTTGCGCCCTACCGCTTGCACAACGCCGTGACGGGCTGGTGATGAGATGAGCATCATTGATGACGCTATCGCGCGGCTGCAATACCACGCGCTTGCCATTACTTCGGAAACAATCAGGGGCGCGCCTTCCTACCCGGTTGAGGACGCTTCTGTTTTACCGCTCGCGATTGCTTACATCTCCAGCGGGACGGGCTCGGTTGACGATTCCACCACCGCGCGGCTGCTGCTGACCGTGAACGTGGATATCCACGTCAACCGCGTCGTTTCGATGAAGTCCGCGTACTCCCAACTGAACAATATCATCCCGGAATACTTGCAGCGATTGGCGGGTGATCCAACGCTGAACGGCAAGGTGGACACAATTATTTTCCCGGTCAGCTTCACCGTCACGCCCGCGCAGTGGGACAGGGCGGTTACGCAAATGGTTAGCTTCAGCATCCCGCTCAAATTCCGCGAGAACCCGACAACGTAAGTAGAAAGGACACTTTGAAAAAGACTGCTGTAATTCTCGGAATGCACCAGGCAACCTTCGGGGAGTTCGACCAGACCCGAACCGATTGCGATGTGTTCGTGTTCAACGAGATGGTTTCGCGCGGGACAGTTGCCCACGCGGATTATGTCTACCAGCTTCATAAGCCGGTAGTCTGGCGGAGTTCGCAGAACCGCAACGATGGCAATCATTACGATTGGCTGAAAAATAATACCGAAGCCGTCATATTCATGCAAGACGAATATCCGGACGTTCCGATGAGCCGCAAGTTCCCGTTAGAGGCAATAATCGCGGCATTTCCGGGGGCTGAACGCTATTTCACGACTACGGTAGGGTATGCGCTGGCATACGCGATTTATGCCGGATATAAGCGCATTGAGATATACGGCGTGGAGATGGAGACGAATACCGAGTACGCGCATCAGCGGCCGTGCGTGGCGTACTGGTGTGGGGTTGCCTACGGGCGCGGAATTGCGGTTGATTTCCACTCCGAGAACTTCTTCAAGTCACCGCTTTACGGGTATGACGGCGATATCACCATCCCGCTGGAGACTTTTGAGCAGCGTGCCAAGCTTCTGGCTGAAGGCGCGAAAAAGGTATTGGCGGAGTACAAGCAAGCGCGGGTGGTGATGAAAGATACCATCGAGGCGTTCCGCAAAGACTTCAAAGTCGGCTGTGACAGCTTCGAGCGGTATGTGAACGCGTGCGCGCAATTGGGGCATCAATTCAACTTGTATGACGGCGCGCTGCAAGTCGTGCAAAGGCATATCAAGGCGTGCAAGGTGATGGAAGCCGAAACCGGCTCTTACTTCCTGAGCCGGCAGGTATACGAAACCGAGCGCAATTCCTCGCAGAACAGTTGGCAGGCGCATCAGCACAATATCAAGCTGGCAAGCGACGCGCTGGCGGATAAGGAAAAGGAATTGCGAACCGCCACGTCGAGCGGGTATCGCAATCGGCGGGTTGCCGAATACCTGGCTCTCGTGGATGAGTACATCAAGGTTATCGGCAAGGCTGGGATTTACTCCGGCATTGGAATGGAGAGCCAAAACCTGATGAACATTCAGGACCAGAACGAGCGCATGGCTGGCGGTGCTGAAGCCGTCAAGGTGCTGGCGGAGGCTAGGGTGCAGGCGTGAGAACCGCTGCGATAATCACGAACTACAACATGCCGGAGCGGACGGACGCTTTGGTAACTTACATCCGCAAGCACGTGAAAAGCCCGGTGGATATTGTCGTGGTGGATAACGGGAGCGACATCGTCCCGCCGTCAAAGTACACCTCGCTCGCGCTTGACAGCAATATCCAGACGACCGGCGGGTGGCTGGCGGGGCTCTCAACTTTGCGCGGAGATTACTTCGCTTATTGGTTCCTGATAACCAGCACCGCGTTTGACGAGCCGATATCGCATGACCCGCTGACCCCGATGGTGCAGAAGCTGGCGGATGACCCGAACGCGGTGGGCGTGCATAACGCGCTCGCGCCTGAGACGGTGACGGCGTGGAAACATCTCATCACGCGCGGGGGCAAGGGCTGCCGCGAGACGTGGATGATTGACAACATCTCAAGCCTATACCGCGCAGACTGGTTCGACAGCATCGGACGCTTCGACCCTGAACTCAAATACGCGTGGGGAATTGACCTCGAAACCTGCTGGCTGGCGCGGATGCAAGGGCGCAGTCTGTGGGTATGCGAGGACGCGGTAGTACGCAAAGTCACGAACATCGGGTACTCGATGAACCGGATGGGGATGAGCGCGCAGATGCGTCAGGCGTTGGCAAGCCAAAACATGGTAAGCGTGCTGGAGCGCAAGTACGGCAAGGGCGGGTATATCCGCACAAAAACTGAATTTATTGACGAAAGGATGTTATGAGGCTGACGAAGTACTTCAAGTCGGGACTGATTGGGCGGATGGCAATCCTGAAGGGTGAAGACGAACTGCTGAAAAAGTACGCCGCGCTTGCGGGCGACCACGTGGAAATCGGGTGCTTGTGGGGCGGGACGGCGATACTTGCCGCGCTTGCGAAAATCAACGCGGGCGTGAAAGGGCACGTGTACTCGATTGACAAGATGTCCGGCGGGTACTGGGAACGCGGCGACCCGGGCGTGGATTACACCACGCCGACTGAGGAGAGAGTCAGGCGCAATATTGAGCGGATGGGCGTTCAGGACAGGATAACCGTTATCCGCGCCGATTCTAACCCGCTTCCGCTGCCTTCCAAAGTCAAGCCCGTTACCGTGCTGATAGACGGGGCGCACAGTTTTGACGGCTGTTTGCGCGACTGGGAAAACGTCAAGCGTCTCGCTCCGAAGTTCGTGCTGTTCCACGATTACGGGACCGGCAAGCATCCGGGCGTTCAAGCGGTGGTGGATGAGCACGTCCGCAAAGACGCGGGCTGGGAGCTTGTCGAGCAAGAGCAGACGATGCTCGCGTTCAAGCGGGTGAAGGCGTGAGAGAGGGCATCAACCCGAACCGACACAACGCGCCTGACGGATACGCGCCTTACATCGCCAGCGCGGTGGTGCACCTGCCGAACTTCGAGGGCTATCACGAACAGCGGTTCGAGGTAGTCAAAACTTCGCTGGAAACCATGCGGAAAAACGCGGGGCTGAACTGCCAGACGCTTGTTTGGGATAACGGCTCGTGCGCTGAGTTTCGCGATTGGCTGATGAATGAGTACAAGCCCGACCACGTGCGATTTGGTACGAATGTGGGGCTGTCCAGCGGGCGGGCTGGAATAGTGCGGATGCTGCCGCCTTCCACGATTGTGGCGGTGGCGGATGACGACATGTATTACTACCCGGATTGGTTCAAAGCGCAGGTGGAATTGATGCACGCCTTCCCGAACGTCGGGCAGGTAAGCGGGTATCCGGTTCGGACGCAGATGCGCTGGGGAAATCACGAGACTATCCGCTGGGCAAACAAAACCGCGAAGGTGGAGTATGGGAAGTTCATCCCGGATGAGTGGGATAAGGACTTCTGCGACAGCATCGGGCGCGATTACAACTGGCACCTGGCTTACACGCTTGGCAACGGGGTCAGAGACATCCGCATCACGTATCAAGGCGTGAAAGCTTATGCCTTCGCGCATCACTGCCAGTTTATCTGCGAGGCTGGCAAGCTCGCGCCGCTGATGCAATACACGAATGAGGCAATGAGCGACGACAAGATATTCGACAACGCGGTGGATGCGACCGGGATGCTGAGACTGACGACGGTTGAGCGGATGACCCGGCATATGGGGAATGTGCTTGACGCGGACTTGAAGCCCCGCGCGAGGAGGAAACATTGAGGCTGAAATACATCGGGAAGGGCGCGTTCCTTACGGGCGTGCCAGCGCGGGATTTATCCGCGATTGAGGCAAGGTTATACGGCGTTGAGCGGCTGTTGAGAAGCGGACTGTACGCCGAAGTTTATCGTAAACCGAAGGCGCAAGAGCCGGCGGATTCAATCAGCAAGGAGGCTTAAATGGCTGGAATAAAAGCTTGCCGGAAAATTCAACTCGGCAAGGAAACGACACAGGGCACGAAGGTGGACGCGACAACGGTATGGCGCGGCACCGGTGCAATTCAAGATAATCTGGAGCAGGTGTTCCCGGTTGAGGATATCGGCATCCTGACTGGCGTTGACCGCTCGTATATCGCGCGGTATGAAGCCGGCTTGACGCTGGATGAGACAGAGGCAACTTTTGAGCAGCTGCCGTATCTGTTTGAGTGCGGAATCAAGCACGTCACCCCGACGACAGACGCGAATAGCGCGGGCGTGTACACCTACACCATGCCTTGCGCGACCAGCGACATGACGCCGTCCACCGACTTGCAGACTTTCACGGTCGAGGCAGGGGATAACGCCGGCGAAGAAGAGTTCGCGTTCGGGTTCGCGCGGTCTATCCAACTGACCGGCTCGGCTGGCGGGGCTTTGATGATGAGCGCGGAACTGGTCGGGCGGCAGGTTGAGCCGGGCACGTTTACCGCTGCGGTTGCTATCCCCGCTGTTGAGGAAATCCTGTTCAGCAAGGGCAAGCTGTACATCGACAACGTGAAAGCGTTCCCAGCGACAACGCAGGTAAGCAATCAGCTTTTGGGGATGAGCCTGTCTATCAATACCGGCTGGCTGCCCGTCTATACCGCAGACGGCAACCTGTATTTCAGCTTCGTGAAAGGCACCACGCCGGAAGTCACGCTGGAGCTGACATTCGAGCACGACGCCGCCGCGATCGATGAAAAGGTGCTTTGGCGGGCTGGCACGGCGCGAATTATCACGCTTCAGTTTGAAGGTTCCACCGGCAAGACGCTGAAACTGCATCTGGCGGGCAAGTGGGAAAGCTTCGACATGCTGGGTGAACAGGACGGCAACGACATTGTCTCCGGCACATTCCGGGCGCGTTACAACGCCACCGTTGGAAATATGTTCCAGGCGGTCGTTGAGAACAGCCTCGCGTCGTTGACGTAGAAAGGGAACTTGTGAACGAAACTTTGAAATTTGAGATGCCGAACGAAAAGACGCCGGGCTACTTGCGCCGTCTGAAAGCCTACGCCGATTTCCAGGAATCGCAGAAGGCGGAGACGAGCGAGGTGA